GAATCTCGTCCCTTGTAGCTACGATCCAATCCTTACCAGGTTTATTCGCAAAAACCGCAGGAGTAGCTTTAGGAGCATCTTCTACCGGAGCATCCGATACAGCTTCACATTCTACCGGAGCATCCGATACAGCTTCACATTCTACCGGAGCATCCGATACAGCTTCACCTTCTACCGCGTTCAGTATGTTCTCAAGCTCGTTCTTAGGCGCGCCCGTATCCACATCTACGCCAAGCCCTTCAAGCCTTTCGATTATTTCCTTTTTTGTCACGACTAGCCTCCTTTTTTAACTATCAATTTCTGTCTGAAATCCAGCCCTTGCCAGAAAGTTTAACTCTTCTCTGTACGCATCGTCACTTATCTTTGTCTCGTCTTCTGCCATGCGTTCTTTCCGACATAGCTGGCACATTACGTCTCCTCTGTAAGTTATCAAAGGTAGTCCGTTCCCAGCGTCACGGTAAGGGGCAAAACCATCCGGTGGATCTGGATCGTCTCCTCCCTTACCGCCACATACCGGGCAAATTCCAAACAGTACCTTCGGAATAGTCATGTTATCCTTATGCCGAGGTTCCGCCGCCGCGTGTCCAAGCTCTCCACGCACCGTCTTTGAGCCATATACCGCATCTCATGTCAACAGAGGCTTTGTAGCCCTTGTTCGTATGGTCACGGAAGAAATCCGTTTCCTGCGACTGTCTTTCATGGAACTCGATAGCGGCGTGCTGTTTCTTACCAACGAAATACGCGTTCTGGTCATCATCAGGGTCAAGATAGTCCCAATCGATTATCTCGCTGATAATCCCGTAGTACGGGTTCTTATCGTTGAGGTCGGTGTTGGGCATACCTTGGGACGTATCTATGATTCTCTCTGCGAGGAAATTATCGCTACCGGGTTTACAGAGTATCGTATCCGCCGGGTTCACTTTAATTTCGTCCTCTTCATCACGGTTGTTAACGGTCGTGTGATGATTGTATATCTCCTCAAACTGCGCCGGAGTCATTGTATAACTCGCAAACGAGTTGTAATACGTCCCGCCGCCTTTGGTTGATCGTGTATTACCCGTCAGGTTGAACAGGGGTTTACTATCATACATCAGATCACCGGACGAATCCGCGTTGCCCGTATGAGTGCCATTGAACACCCAGTCACCGGAGAGATTTCCACCTTCGTGGAATATCCTCGCGGCCATTTCTTCCTTGACGATAACTCCGTACTCGCCCCACTGACCAGCAAGCGTGTTCAGCAAGTTACCGATTTTCACGTTATCTTCTACGGCTTCCTTGTTGAGCGACAGACCTGTACTGTAGGTGTGGTACTTCGTCAAAGTTTCCCAGCCCTGTCTTGGGGATTTGAACTTGATATCCTGACCCTCAACCGTATGCCGTTCAAGTCTACCGGCCCCGATCAGCTGAGTCTTCTTGTCACCCGCGCCAGTGGCGTTGGGTACAACCTTCAATATCCTAGCGTATTTCGCCGGGACGCTCTTCATACCTTCGTATTCTGCCTTATACATGTCTTTCTTGTATATGGCTATTTGGTCATTTCTTACTGCGGGCATTAGATTTCTCCTTTATTTATATTTACTTACACAATTACATCAACACAACAACAACTACGCACCTACGCCAAGATCAAGCCTATTTTTAGGCGAGATTATAACGTCAAGATAACCGTCATTGCCGACTATCGTAGTACCCGTAGCGGCTTTACCACCAACGATTATAAGCGTCTTGTTAGTCGCGGCATGTGGATCAGCATACTGTACTCCGCCGGAAACCTTCAAATCGCAAGACTCGAACAAAATAGCCGCCGAGTAATTGGTCGTATAGGTACTGTTATCGTATATCAACGGGAGCCTGAATATAGCGTCAAGGCTATAAAGACATTTGCCTATCAGCCCGCTATCGCTTGAAGAATCTTCGCCCTCTTCAAACCAACCGATGATATCATCAGTCGTGTCGGCTATCTCCGCATAACCAGTGGTGGTGTTCCGAGCAACAAACCGACCACTCTGCCAAGCAATAGCCTCGGCCGCGGTCATCTGTATCGGGAACCCATAATCCGGGCCACTTATAAGCCCGTATCTCATCTGTACTCCTTCTTTCATCTCTAACCTCCGTTATTTGTTTGTTTCATCGAATTTTTTGCGATGGTCTAAAACATCTTTATAGTGCTTGTACTTATCCTTTACCGGAATGTCATCAGTTTCGTACATCTTCTCGGCTTCTTTCTTCTCGCTATCGGACAATCCCGAAGATTTTGAAGGTTTGGACGCGGGTTTCTTGCCTCCTGTCGGGGAACCTTTCTCAGCTACGATCTTACGATTCTCAAGACCGCGCTTATATCCTTTCTCCTCGGCTTCTTTCACCGCTTGATCGAAGTCAGTGCCTTTGCAATTGAGTATGATATCATCCAGATTGAACGTATCCCTTGCTACCTGCCCGTCAGAGCAGTTGTCAAGTATACTTTTTATCTGTTTGTCATACTTTCTCGCGCTACGCGGGATGGATCGTATCAGAGTCTCGCGTTTTCTCAATGCGGTCTCTTTACGTTGTCTTTTCTTATCTTGGGCTATACGTTTAACCTCAGAACGCATATCCTTGTGTATGAGTTCAAATACCGCATCGTCTTCCATATCCACGGTCATTTTGGGGTACTGTTCTCTATACCTTCCAACAAGATCTTCCTTCGTAACGTCTTCTCCAGTTGCATTTTTAACAAGCTGTACCGGGTCAATCTCCAGTTTACCATCAAGAAGAGCTTGTTCGTTCCGCATTTCAGCATCCTCCGCTATAGCCTTAGTCCGGCTATACTGAGACTGAATGTGCCTAAACGCTCGCGCCATCTTCTTAGGATCACCGCTATACTTCTCAACAATGGCTTTCTCACCATCAATGATAGTCTGCGCGTCATCTTCGCCTATTTCATGTTCTTTCATAAGCGCTTGGAGATCGTCTTGCTCACCTTTCCGAGTTTCCTCGTAGGCTTCGTCTTCCTTATCGTAAACCTTTTTCATGCTATCAAGCTCGGCCTGGGCGGTCTCTTTCTCCGCTTCGTCCTCAATGGACTCCAGAGCTTCCTCGCGTTCCTTGATTAAGGCCTCTTTATCAGATAACGATGATTCGGTGAACTCTTCCGATACATTGACTTCTTCCTCTTCTTCTTCCTCTTCGGTGGACTCTTCTTCCTCTTCGGCTTCCTCACCTTCGGGGGGCGTTTCCGGTTCCCCTTCTAGTTTCTCTTCCTCTTCGGTTTCTTTGCCCTGTTTGGCCGCCGCCTCACGCTCTTCATCCCATAAGGGTAGGTTGGGATCACCTTCGCGTATGCCCGATTCCTCGGCTATACGGCGATCCATCTCCACCTGTTCCTCATCAGTGGGTTTGCGGTTGGCTAAATCAGCCTGTTTCAATACTACTACTTCTGACATGACATCCTCCTACGTTGGGAGCCGTTTCCGGGTGTCCCCTTTCAAGCGGTGAGCCAGTACATACTGGGTGTCACCTGTAAACTCGGTAATCGAGTGCATCCAACCCGATTTATTCTGCTTCTTTATGTTCTTGGTTCGTTCTCTCTACGCCTTGCTCTATTCTTATCTTGGTTCTTTCCTCAAGCCACATTATCGCCTCTTCTATCTTTGTGATAGCGAGTGCGTTTGTTCTACATCTAAACGGGCCTTTCTGAAAACCTTCCAGTCTGACCTTAAGCAAGTCAAGCACATTTTCGATACTCGTGCCGTTTACGCCATGCTCTTTTATCGACCCACACTGGAACTTGATATTGATATATCCAGCTTCATCGTGGATGCTTGATGCACTTCCATCAAGCGACTCCTGTTTCTCCGTGTTTAAGTTTCTCAAATCATCATTCATAACTTCCTCCTGTTTTTGTCTGTGGGAGCGGATGCACCCGACTGTAAACTAAAAAAGCCCAGACCGGATTTCTCCAATCTGAGCTTCGAGAGCTTCTATGTTATTGACCTCTTGGGCCTTAGTATTTATTTATGTATTTGCATTTCGTACACTTAACCTCTATACCGCTCAACTCTTCTTTGCTTACCAATAACAACTTATGACACTTTTTGCATCTGTATTCAATCATATAATGACATCCATACCCATCATCACCATATATTCAACGAATTTCTCCCACTCTGCGGGGGTGATACCTTCAATAATCAATAGGTCTACCCTACCAGTAAACCCTACATCAATCGTCATTTTATTTTTGTCGTATGCAATCCCGCACAACAACTCTTCATTGATGATATGTTCTTTAATTTTTATCATGTCGGTATAATTACGTTCCTTCCGCTTGACTGTATAACGGGTATTATCCGTCTTGACGAGAGAATGTCTTTAACCCTCTTTATCCCGTAGTCCTCAAGTGCCTCAACCCGTTTACGCGATATGCCCGTTTTCTTGGCTATCTGCCTGATCGATAGGTTATACACGGCTCTCATAAGCAGTATCATCTTCAAGTCTTGCCGTTTTAGTACCCGAATACCCTCTATAAGCATACCCACTCCCGCCCGTTCCGATGCGATATTGATAGGAGCGTTCAACGCTTTCTCTATCTGTTCGCTGAAATCCTTCTTTCTTTCCTCGGATTCCATGTAGTTTGAAGCCTGTTCTATCGATAAATGTCTAGCTGGCGCTGGCATTTTTACCCTCCAGATCAGCTTTGAGTTGTCGTATCGGCCCCAACATGGCTACCCTCTTCTGTATCTCAAAGGCGTAATCAACCGGATTTGGGTTGACATACTCCAGTATACCGTCAACGATTGTCTTCTCAGCGGCCAGGTATCTCTTGCGATACTCCTGATACTTCTCATCCTTGAGACACCCGGAGAGAGCCTGTCGTGCTATTTCAGCACGTTCTTTGGCAAGCTCGAATAGCTCTTCTCTTGACAGTTTCGTTTCCGATTCATTCCCCATCTATTTCTTCTCCTCCGGCGGTGGTGTAGCTATCGCCGCCTGGGCCTGGTTGAGTATCTGCACTATCTGTTGAAGGTCGTATTCCGGCGCTACTCCTGTTAACTTGGCTTCCTCTACCGATACTTGAACAAACTGTGCCAATGCCTGTGTCGCTACCTGTAATTGTCTCTGTTGTAGCTCTTCTGGGCTAGGTAGTAGCTCATCTACTATGTTCTGCCACTTAGGACTCCAGTTCTTGATTACGTTCTTTAGAAGGACGTACACGGCTTGTGGATTGGCCGCGATAAGCGGTTCCTGTCGGAGTATGGTCAATAATGCCAAATCCTCATCTTTCTCATTAGCATCGTCCAGATTGAACGACATGGCCTGACTCTGTATGTTCGTCCTCGCTACCATCTCTATACGGGATATCTTCTCAAACGGATCAGCCCCGACCACACCTTCGGGATTACTTTTCGGCCTACGGGGCTTGAACTTGCGGGTATCTTTCATTATCTGATACGTTATCTGTAAAAACACGTTGATGGCTATGTTGAATGACGGAACCATAGTCTCAATGTACTCTTCAATGTTTATGCCAGACTGCTTCAGAAGCGCTATGGTCTTCTTTGCGGGTGCTTCGGGGTCAAGTGGTGATTCCCTTCCAGTAGCCAGACTTGAGACACCTGAGACATCGTCAGCGTCCCTGTGGAGCATCTGCATCATCATAGCCATACCACCTACGTCTATCTGTGGCATGAACCTTTGTAGAAAGTCCACCTCTTCGCCCACTTTCTTCTCTAACGGCAACCCATGAGTCCATACCCTTGAGTTGAACTGTTCCGCTATGCTTGAGTTCTCCGGTACAATAGGCGTAATGGTATTTCTCTGCCAGACGGCTTCAAGCGCAAAGTTTAGTAGCGCATTTGACGCTATATTGGTATCCACAAGGCTCTCACAAGCCCCATGATTATACATACCGTCTTCGGTTTCGCGTATCCAGAATGGGATATAGTAGCAATCTACCCCATAATAAGGGTAACTCTTAACCCCGATGACCTTCTTGCTCTCTTCTTCTATCCATACGCGGATCTTAATCTCTTCGCCGTCTTCCTCTTCTTCGTCCATAAGGAAATGATACACAACCTCAAAAACCTTATAGATACGGTTCTTATGGTTATCCCATGTGTTTTCGGTCTTTTTGCCACCCTTGACCTGGTACGCTACCTCATCAATATCAAAGAACCGGCCTTTCCTCTCTTCTTTCTTCAAATCCCACCAGCTATACTCCGTGACTTCCAGTATCATCCGAGCGTCTTTCATACCAGCATATCCCTCTGTACCCTTGCGGAGCCATAGGTTTTCGGGTTTCACGCTCTCCATGAACGGATCATCGTACACAACCTCTTCGTATTTGACCTCAAGCTGTATCTCTTTACCGTCCATAAGCTTCTTTACAAGCCCCGGATGGTCAGTGACAGCATCAGGATACCGTACCATGAACTCTTCAAGGCCGTCATTATACTCTTCTACGAGTACGGCTTCGGGTGTTCTTGCCTTGAAATCCTCTAAATCAACGTGGTCGACCTCTACCGGTACGGGTTCCTTGCCCTCTTCCGTCTGGATAGCGAAGACATACACCGGATTACCTTTGTACCGTTCCTCCCTGCTTCTCTTGGCAGTCTTTATCTTATGAGTTATCTTGAGAAACCCCACATCCTTGATCGTAGCCTGGTGTGCCATCTTGCTGAAAGGACTCTCAAAAGGGACAATACCCTCGTCTATCTTGTAATCAATATAGTCTTGCTGACGCTCACATACCTCTGTACCGCCCTCACGCAGATACTCTGGCCGGGGAGATACCGAGATAATAGGGTCTACCCTAAGAAATGCCTTCTTAATGTACCTAACTATAGTGTCTATCTTGACTTTGGTGAGATGCTTGTGCAGATTGAACTGTCGGTCTTGCGTCTTTAAGGTCTTGCCGGAGTATGTATTCTCGTATACCTCAAACCTATCAGTGAGGTCTATCTCTTTGCGTTCCTTCTCAATCTCGTCTTTCTCAACGAAAATCTCTTTGCTTAACCGCTTCTTCTGGTCATCATTAAGCTCAAGCGTCTCCTCGTAAGCTGGCATATCAACAGGCTGATCGTCCGTTATCTCGGTACGTTCAGTCTCTTTGATCTCATATTCTGGTAGTCCGTCTTTGTTTTGTTCTGGTGTAGGCATCTATTCACCCTCATTTTCAAATGCTATATCGTTAACAAACTTGGCCATTATTGACTGCTTGACAACCTCACATAACCCCATACACCGCATAGCCTCGCCACGATGCTTGAACAATATAGATGAATCCGCTAACCCTTCGCTATCCACTCTCAACGTATGAAACCCAGCGAACACGCTACATTGGTGTCTCTCCTGCAACTCAGCAAGTAGTTCGACTGTTGATACGAGCGATATGTCCGTCTTCGGTATGCTACTTTCCAAATCCAAACCCTCCGTTTTTCTGCTTGAGCCTTGAATCGTCCCGCGTCTTGACTGCTTTTGATTTGGGCGGCTCGTATGGCATCTCTTCAATAACCGCTGATCCTATTGCCATCGCCATAACCCCATCATCGTGAAAAGAGCCGTCTGCTTCTGGCTTCCCGGTCTTCTCGTTTCTCACAAAGGTTTTCATCTGTGCCAGTATAGTCTCATCTCTCACTTGAACTTGGAACTTGCTGACCTCTAATGCCAGCTTGTTGAGCATGGTTGGCCGTGATAGTTTATCCGTTGACCAACCCGGTTTGACTATTGTTGTCTTACCGTCTACATGTGTCCTCTTAGTAAAATATATCTCAATATCGCGCCTAAGTAAATTCTTATTTACCCCGTGACCGTGATTGTTGTTCTCAACTGCACCTATCCCTTGCCTGAAATACTTGGCCGCACGAACAACATAATCCTCAAAATCGTCTGTATCATACAACCCATGAAAGGTAGCCCATACGTTCCCTTGATACTTGTCACGCACAATACCGAAGCTCTCATCCCCCTTCGGTAACCCTTCCGCAACATCCCCGGATACCACATACTGCATGATTGGATTGGGTTTCTCATAAAGCCTCAACCAACCGTCAGGAGTTTCACGGAATAGCACCTTGCCTTGTATCTCAAGTAACACACCCCGAATATGCTTGCCCGCCGGGATGGGTGTGCCGGGTACATGATTCTCAAGATATCCCCATACCTTCTGCTTAGATACCGCTTGCAGGTCGAAGTACGGGAACCCAGACATGAGATAGTTAATATCAACTTCCTGGGCCAAATCAGACGGTGTACGCCGTTCAGCCTCGGCATCATACCACGGGGACCGGACATTTATGCTCTGTCTCCATAGCTTGAAGGCCGTGGACAGGTCTTTTATGGGTATCTTCGTGCCTATACCGTCCAGATAATATGCTCCTGCGGCTTTCTTAGGGTGCAAAGTCCAGTGCAAAGAGATCTTTTTGATCTTCTCTTGTGTCCCGGCGGCAAGTACGGCGAACTTATTCGCTGAACCTAACGGCGTAGATACGGGCAGTCTGCAATTGGTCACATCTGCAGTAGATGTCCAAGCACTCTCGGCTACACGGTTATCCCACTTGGAGAATTCGTCCAATAGTATAGCTTTACGTCTACCACCTGACCCAAATGATGGGTTCGCCGACTCTCCGATAATCGAATTGCCGCTCTCCGGGTTGAGTATCTTCATCCATCCGGCGTGTTTCTCTACGTCAAACCCTACGGGAAGCAACCATTTAGGCTGTTGTTTGAGGTTAAACCGCACTTTCTCAAGCAAGGTGTCCATATCCCCTAGCTTATCAACAAAGTCCTCTTTACGGCTACCCACGCGAAAATCACTACCTGGCTCAAACAGGAACTTATGGCAGAAAACGTACAATACCATCCACGATACGCCCATATCCCGGCTCTTGTCCGTGAGTTCATCGTACTGATTATCGATTGCGGACTCAATCTTGAGCATATAATCGTCCTGGTAAGCGTCATAGCTCACCCAGGGCATCACCGAAGGAGTCACACGGGGATCTTTTGTCCAGCAGAAGGTGTTCACCCAATACAGGAGATCGCGTCTACATTGTTCATAAACGTGGTCCTGGTACTTCTTGTTACCCTCTGCCGCCTTGAACACAGCCAGCCGATGTCTCCGGTTAGCATCAAAGGTTGTGGGGTACAATGTTTTCATTATTGTGAGTTTTCCGATGCGGTCTTGGATCTGAAGTATTCTAGCATCTCCGCTTCGGTAAGATGGGATAAGTCCTCTCGGCCAACAGTATGAGATATCTCCTGTTTATCTTTCCATCCCATATTCTTCAAGGCAAATATTATGCCCGTCACGTTGTTTTCTTGAAGTAAAAGCTCGTACTCACCCTCTATGAAATACTTGGCTTTTTTTATAATGCAAGAAAATTCGTCTTTCCTATCTATATAATCTTTTAATGATTGGCGATCTGCGAACCCAAGATAATACCCTAGTTTACCTACGGCGAACTTCTCATTTTCCTTGAAGTATTTGTCTACCTTCGACTGAAGTGCTTCTGGGGTTCTGAATAGTCTCTTACGCCCGGCGTTAGACTTCTTCTTTGCGGTCTTTTTCTTCATACAATAATTTTATCTTTTAAACGGGGCTAAGTCAATTGGCGTTACAGTCCATGCTTCAATCTGAATATCTGCGCATCTTGCTTGTCAATGCGATCCACGTTATCCGATACCGCCATTGCCATTGCCATAACAATTAACCCAGTAATCAACAACGCTCCGATTACCAATGCAATGGTCTTCCCGAAGTCCG